TCAAGGCGGTATTAAAAATCACAATCAACGTGTTTATCCCGTTAGAGAGATCACCAAAGCAGTAGATCAAATAAATGAAGTACTGCGCAAAGGAGATCCAATTTTGGGAGAGTGTGATCATCCAGAAGAGCTAAACATAAACCTTGATCGTGTATCACATTTGATCACAGAAATGTATATGGATGGCCCAAACGGGTGCGGCAAATTAAAGATCTTAGATACACCGAAAGGTCAAATCATAAGAACTTTATTAGAGAGTGGGGTAAAGTTAGGTGTTTCCAGTAGAGGTTCTGGAAACGTAACAGATGGCGGTGAAGTTTCAGATTTTGAAATAGTTACTGTTGATATTGTTGCTAGACCTAGTGCTCCTGATGCATATCCAAAAGTCGTTTACGAAGCTTTGAATATGCGTGGAAGAGGTCCTATTATCGAAGATTTAGCGTATGCTGCAAAGCATGATCCTAAGGCCCAGAAGTTTTTAGAGAAAGAACTTCTTAACTGGATCAATAGTTTGAAATGCTAGTGAATGCCTAAGGAGTGGCCAACAATGGAAAATGGATTAAAAGAGCTTTTAGAAAATGAGGTACTTAGTGAAGAAACTAAGACTGCATTTTTGGAAGCTTGGAATATAAAGTTAGAAGAAGTAAAGACTTCTTTGAAAGAAGAAGTTGAAACACAAGTGAGAGAAGAGTTTGGTAATCGATATGAACAGGATAAGCATAACCTCGTAGAAGCAATGGATAATATGCTTTCTGATGCGGTCAAGAAACATGCTGCTGAGACATATGAAGCTGCTAAGGCTTTAAAAGAAGAAAGAGCCAAACTCACAAAAGCAATCAAAGAAACAAGAGTATCTTATAAAGCTAAGATTGCTAATCACCAAAAAATGCTTGAAGCATTTGTTCTTAATCAACTTGGAAATGAGATTAAGGAATTCTCAAATGATCAGAAAGCAGTAATGGCCCAACGAGTATTGTTAGCCAAGCAAATTCGCGAAGCTAAAGCACAATACAAATTGAAAGTCGAGGAGCATACGGGCAAGCTCCAAAATTTCGTAGTTGCCAAACTTAATGAAGAATTAAAGGCGGTCAAAATACGAGAACAAGCATTAGCAGAAAGTAAAACTCAAAATGCAAGAAAGTTGAATGAACATCGTAAGGTGCTCAATGAACAGGCAGCAGATAGAGTTAATAAACTTGAAGCTTTTGTCATTAAACAACTCTCTGAAGAAATTAACGAATTTAAACAAGACAAAGATGCTCTTGTAGAAATGCGTGTAAAGATGGCTTCAGAAGCAAAAAGCAAGCTAGATGAAGCTAAAAAAGCTTTCGTTGAAAGAGCAAGTAAAATCGTAGAATCTACTGTTGAAAATCAACTCCGTAAGGAAATGACTCAACTTAAAGAAGATATTCGCACTTCTCGTGAAAATATTTTTGGAAGAAGATTATTTGAAGCCTTCCAAGTAGAATATATGACAAGTTATCTCAGCGAGGGAACACAAGTTAAGAAGTTAACTAATAAACTAACGGAAGTTCAGAAAAAGTTAGACGAAGCATCTAAAGCATTATCTACACAAAAACAATTAAATGAACAAGCCCAAAGAAAAGTTGCATTATCGGAAGAAAAAGCAACTCGTGTTAAAACTTTAAATGAGCTTCTTCGTCCGCTAAACAGAGAAAAAAGAGAAGTTATGGAGAACTTACTAGAGACTGTTAAAACTTCAAGTCTCAAAGAAGCCTTCCAAAAGTATCTCCCAGCAGTTTTAAATGAAACTGTAAAAGATAATAAGGGTCGTCGAGTTTTGTCTGAGGCTGCCCCATTACAAGAAAAAAGAACTATCGCTGTAACAGGCAACAGAACAAACCGATTGGTCGAGTCGACCCATACGGAAGAAACACAAGACCAGAGCGCTGAAATTGTTAATTTGCGCCGTCTGGCTGGAATTGAAAAATAAGGAGTTATTCTAAGATGAGTAAGCTTTTTGAAAGCAATTGGAAGGCCACCAAAGAGGCTCTATGCGAAGGCAAAGATCTATTGGTTAATATGGACGGCACTCCAAACCCAAATAAGAAAAAGGTCATGGAAACTGTTCTCGAAAACATCCGTGGCGATTTAATGCGTCGTTCTCCTTTAATGGAAAGCGCCACAGCAGGTGCAACTAACTCTGGTAATGTTGCTACCTTAAATAAAGTTATTCTACCAGTTATTCGTCGTGTTATGCCAACAGTTATTGCTAATGAAATCATCGGCGTTCAGCCAATGACGGGCCCTGTTGCACAAATCCATACATTACGTGTTCGTTATGCAGATAACGTAGGCGGGGTTGGTGGTGTAACTGCAGGTTCAGAAGCATTAAGCCCATTTGATATCGCACGTTTTTATGCTGGCAATGCTAATCCTGCACTTCCAGGTGGCGCACCTACATCGGTACTTGAAGGTCGTCCTGGAAATCGTTTAAGCATTCAAATCCTCAAAGAAACCGTTGAAGCTAAATCTCGTCGTTTAAGTGCAAGATGGACCTTTGAAGCAGCTCAAGATGCTCAAGCTCAGCAAGGTATTGATATCGAAGCTGAAATTATGGCAGCTTTAGCTCAGGAAATTACAGCAGAAATCGACCAAGAAATCTTGGTTAGTTTACGTCGTCTTCCTGGAACTCCAACTGCTATCTATGACCAAGCTAACGTCTCTGGTACAGCAACTTTCGTCGGTGACGAACACGCTGCATTAAGCGTATTGATCAATAGACAAGCTAACTTGATCGCACAACGTACACGTCGTGGTGCTGCTAACTGGGCAGTTGTATCCCCAACCGCTCTTACAGTATTACAAAGTGCAACAACTTCAGCATTCGCAAGAACCACTGAAGGTGTATTTGAAGCCCCAACCAATACTAAATATGTTGGTCTTCTTAACAACTCACTTCGTGTATACGTTGACCAATATGCCTCTGATACTACTCCAGTATTAATCGGGTATAAAGGCCAGGGCGAAATTGATGCGGCAGCGTTCTATTGCCCATATGTTCCTCTAACTTCTTCTGGCGTAGTCATCGATCCACAAACTTTCGAACCAGTTGTAAGCTTTTTAACTCGATATGGTTATTTAGAACTTGTTAACTCAGCATCATCACTTGGTAACGCGGCCGACTATCTTGGACTTGTCGGAATAAATACCACATCGCTGAAATTTCTCTAGGACTTGTGGGTATTAACTCATAAACTATTGATAATGATTAAAAAATGGGC